TCAGGTGAACAGCTTGGACAGAACAAGTCCGGCAGCAGGGCCGCGGTGCACCTCGTCGGCGTAGTGCAGGCGCGTGGTGCGCTCGTCCTCGTGGCCGAGCTGCTCCTTCGCGGCCTGGATGCCGAGCTCGTCGCGCATCACCGTCGCGACCGTCTTGCGGAAGCTCTTCGGCGTCGTGCCCTTCCAGGGCGTATCGCGCAGCGCCTCGCGCCAGGAGGTGCGGTAGTTGTTCGGATGGCGGAACGTGCCGACGCTCGATGCGAAGACGAACGCCGAGTACGACGCGACGCGACGGCGCAGCAGCATATCGACGACATGGTCGGGAAGCTCCAACTCGCGATAACCGGCATCCGACTTCGTGAACTCCTGCACGAAGAACTTCCCGTCGCGGTCCTGCGCGATCGTCCGGCGGATCGTGACGCGTTTCGCATCAAGGTCGAGCTGATCCCACTGCAGGGCGAGCAGCTCGCCGGTGCGGATGCCGCTGCCGATGATCATGTCGGTGGTGTCGAGCAGCTCGCTCGCGCGCGGACGCCGCCGTCGGCGATCGTCCTCGGGACGCGGTTCAGTGCCGGCGTCCCACTCCTCGAAGCGTGCGCGCATCGAGCGCACGACGTCGAGGTTTGGTGCGGCACGCTTCGCGACGCGCTTCGCCTTCTCGGGCGCGGGGACGTCGGTCATCGGGTTGGGCCGTACTGCGCCGTGACGGGCGGCGAGGGTGAACATTCCTCGGAGCACGACGTGCGCCGTCGTCGCCGACCCCGCGCCCGACGATTTCGTCAGCGACGTGATGAACCGGTCCAGACGTGGCACGGTCACCTCGATCAGACGCACGGAACCGAGGCCCGGTGCGATGTGCTTCTCGATCGCGTTCATGTAGATCCGAATTGATCCCTCGGCGAGACGCGTCTTCGTGTCCAGCCATGCCGTCGCGAGGTCGCTCACGAGGGAGTCGGGCGTGAGGATCTCGCTCGCCGGCGCGAGCCGCTTCTTCAGCGCCTTGACGAGATTGCGCTCGGCGTCCGCGCCGGTGCGGCCGCTGCGCTGCATCAGCCGAGTGATCCCGTCCGAGTCGCGGTAATACGCGATCGCGGTCGGCTTGCCCTTCACGGTCGCCCGGCGGATCCGCCCCCAGGTCTCCAGCTCGAGCGGCGGGCGAGGCATCAGCCGGCCTCGACCCGATGCGCGAACTGCGCGAGGCCCATCCGTGGACGGACATAGGTTGCGAGGTCCGTGCGCAAGAGTGTGCTGCGATAGATCACGACGAACTCGTCCGGGACGTTGAGGTCGATCGCCATCGACGTGATGTGTCCGTCGCGAGCTCGCTCCGCCTCCGCGTATGCAGCGGGGGTGATGAGCCGCTGCACGGCCCAGAGATTCGCGTCGCGTTCCTGGCGCTTGCGGATCGGACCGAAGTCCGTCGGGAGATGGCCTAGAACATGGTGCCCGATCTCGTGATGCATCACGCCATTCAGGACGCGTCCCCGCATCCCCGGCGTCAGATCGATGTGGTTCGACTCGGGCGCGTACCCGCTGCGGTGGACTCCACGCTTTTCGCGGACTTCGAGGCCAAGGTCGGCGGCGAGGTTCCAAGCAGCGAGCGGCATCAGGGAAGACCCATCGGGATGGTGCGATGGATGGTGCGTAGATGCTTCTCGTTCATGGTGTGACCCCTCCGGTCATGCGTGGTCGTAGTCAGTGTCGTGACCATCGGGGAACTCATTGATCGAGTCGTTGGCCACGAGGCCGTAATCATCTCGGCGACCAGCGACATTTGCGGATCCAACGACTCGCTCGGCGATGTCGATCACTTCTGCGGGCGAAATGCCGAGGGCGCGGCAGAGCGAGAACAGCGCATGCATGGGGATGTCGCGCTTGTCATTGAGGTAGTTCAGGACGGCGCTCTTCGACAGTCGCGTCTCGCGCACAAGCGCGTCGATTGTGATCTGAACACGGCCGCGCTGGGCGCGAAGCTCCGCTGCTACGGCGGCGTTGAACTCGTCTCCGGTGGTCTCCATGCGAGAACCATATCACCGCATTGGGCACTCATAGTAGTCAAAATGGGATTTTAGTTTTCGCTTGGAGTTGACAGGTGTTCGGACGCAGACCTATGGTCGTCGTATGAACACCGCGCAGGAAGTTGCATCGCTCATCAAGGCCGCAATGGATGCCGCCGAGCGAACCCCTTCATGGGTATCGCGGAAGGCGGCGATTGCTCTCACAACCCTCAACCGCAAGCTCGAAGGCGGGGCCGACTTCACGGTTAGCGAAGTGCGTCGAATCGCGGTAGCGCTTCGCGTCCCCGCCTCCTCACTGCTGCCGCACGACTTCTTCGTGGAGGCGATCGCATCATGAGCGACGCGACGCAGGCCGCGCCTGTTCACTCCGGCGCTCGGCGCGGTCCGGTCCTCACGACTCGCGATGCTGCGAAGTACTGCGGGATCGCCTACCAGACTCTGCGAAATCACCTCGCGGCCAAGACAGGCCCGAAGAAGTTCAAGCAGGGCGCTCTCAATGTGTTCTACCCGGTCGATCTCGACGCGTGGCTCGCAACGCGCGTCACCGACCCTGAGGCGGTGGCCTCATGAGCGAGCATCTCCTCGACAGCGTCCCGCATGATGATGGCCGCGGCCATGATTCGTTCTTCCCGCGTCATATCCATACCGCCGAGCCTAAGGCGACTTCAGGCGTCCTCCGCCGTGCTTTCCGTCGCGTGGTTGGCGCGGATCTCAGCGTCGATCCCGAGAGCCTTCGCAAGATCCCAGGCTCCGATGTTCGGCTTGATGTAGCGGTCGACGAGGGCAGCGAGATTGCTGTTGGTCGCCTTGTCGAGCGAGAGATCGCCCGACTGTTCCGGACGAGCGAGGGTGGAGATGACGGCGGAACTCGGGCGAACGAGGACGCTCTTCACTTCGCTGCCGTCCTCGGTGCGAATCCAGATCGTCTCTCCGCGACTACCGGCCGCGGCAATCACCCGTTCCCAGAGCATGATCACAGGCGCGGGGGCCGTGATGGTGAATCCATCGATGGTGATGCTGCTGTCAGCGGTCAGAGTGCTCATGGTTCTCCTTCGAAAGGTGCCTCGGACGTCCTACCGTCCGGGGTCTCTGACCTGATCGTAGGGGAAGCGTCCGGCGCGGATGCGGTTCTCGCAACGCCCGCGCCGGACGCGCCTTCATACTCCCGGTCTGTGCTCAGCCTCATGCTGTGGGTGGTCGCGGTCGGGTATGCCGCCGTAGGTGTAACGCTCGTCTATGTCGCCTGCGTGCTCGCCCCCTGGGGGCTGCTGCTCCTGATCCTCGCGATCGGTGCGCTCGCCGCCGCCGCGCTCTGCGGCTTCGTCGCCTTCGGTATCTCGCGCCTTGAGGCGGATCCGGCATGAGCGCGCTCGAGGTGTTCAACTTCGCGGACTTCGGATCGATGACGCATCACATCGAGGCGCTCGGCGCTGCACCACTCGCAGGCGTCGAGAAGCACGTCTACGTGATCGAGGTCGGCAACGTCGGCGTCAAGGTCGGGATCACCGAGCAGCCGCGCAAGCGCATCCAGGCACACGCTCGGGCTGCTCGCGCACACGGACATGAACTCGGACGAATCGCGGTCACGGAGGCGTGCGAGAACGCCCGCGCCAATGAGCGTGAGTTGATCGCGCTCGGCGGCGATGGCAACCGGAGCGAGTACCTCTCGCTCGACTTCGACGTGGTGCTCGCCGCGATGCGTTCGCTCGTGATCGAGCGCGCGGACGCTGAGTGGCACGCCGCGCGCGCTGAGGGCGTCAAGAACCTGTTCGCCAATCTGCTGTTCGGGGGAGCGCGATGAGTGCCATCACTGGATTCCACTTCGAGGGTGCGCCCGTTCGCACCGTCGTGCTCGACGGCGAGCCCTGGTTCGTCGCGAAGGATGCGTGCGACGTGCTCGGTATCACGAAGTACCGCGACGCCACCGCGCAGCTCGACAGCGACGAAAGGGCGTCCGCGGCCGTGGACACCCTTGGTGGCCGCCAGCAGATGGCGATCGTGAGCGAGGCCGGGCTGTTCGCTCTGATGCTCATCAGTCGATCGCCGAAGGTCCGCGAGTTCCGCCGCTGGGTGACGCATGAGGTACTGCCGTCGATCCGCCGGACCGGCGCCTACATCGTGCCCGAGACGCCCGAGCAGCTGATGGCGCGCGCCGTTGTCCAGGCGCAGGAGATCATCGCCCGCAAGGACGAGCAGATCGCCGTGCTCGCACCGATGGCAGAGGCATGGGAAGAGATCGCCGACGCCGGCACCGACTACGCGGTCCGCGACGTCGCCCCGATGCTCTCCCGTGCGGGCATCGAGACCGGCCCGCAGCGCCTGTTCGACACACTCCACGAGCTCGGCTGGATCTACCGCGGCGAGAAGCAGCGGTGGACCCCGTACGCGAAGGCGGTCGACGCCGGATACCTCAAGGTCCGCGCGATGCCCCCGTACCGCGACCGCGACACCGGCGATCTCAAGCCTGCAGCCCCGCAGGTGCGCATCACCCCGAAGGGCATCGAACGCCTCCGCGTCCGCCTCGGCGCCGGCGCACTCACCCACTGACCCCGCACACGAAAGCGGGGCGCCCGCTGCAACGGACGCCCCACCGAGAACGAAAGGCAAGCACATGCCTCAGTCACAGGATACCGACGAGAACGTCGTCCCGGTGGACGACTTCACTCCGCGCCCCGCGGGCACGCACGTCAGTGTCATCACCCGCACGACTCCGATCGTCCCGGAGCGCCGCGGCATGTGGCCGCTCGCCCCGTGGCGCTGGGTGCTGCTGGTCACCGGCCTCGCGCTCGCCGCAGTCTGCGGCGTCCCGGCCGCGGATCCCATCATCAACGGCGCCGACCTCGGCGTCCTCATCAGCCTGGCGATCTTCGTCGCCGCATTCACCCCCGGGAGGGACTGACCATGACCCCGCAGATCACGACGTCCCGCCTCGTCGTCCCCGAAGACGCACCCCGCGCCGTGTGGATGCTCGAGCGCGGTCAAGGGCCGACCGCATCCGAGATCTGGGCGATCGCCCGCGGCGGAATCAAGACGTGGCGACGCATCCTCGAGCAGAAGATGAACGGCTCGACGTTTGGTGGCACGAAGGCCACCCGCGCCGGATCCGCGCGCGAGGCCGCCCTCATCGAGGAGGCCGATGACTTCCTCGACGAGGTCACCCCGAACAGCGCACTCTGGGCGTCGCTGCAGAACGAGCGGATCCGTGCGACCCCGGACGCCACGGGCCGACTGCGCGGGAAGCTCTGCGTCGTCGAGGTGAAGTCTCACGAGCATGGCTACAAGGGCGACCCGTTCCCGATGGATCATCGCGCGCAGCTCGTGCTGCAGCGGTTCGTGCTCGGCGCGGAGCTCGCCCTCTACGGCGCCGAGGTGCGCGACGAGGACGACATGCCTCCGATGGGCGGCGCCGAGTGGCAGTTCCTCCCGGACGACGAGGAGCACCGCGAGCTGCTCGCGTTCCTGCTCTACCGTGCCGAGCAGTTCCTCGCTTGGTGGGACGCCGGATGCCCTGACGTCGACGACCTGCACCCCGACGTGCAGAAGGCGCTCGACGAGTGGGCGCCCGCGAAGCGCGCTCTCGACGAAGCGGCCGCCGCGGAGAAGACCGCAAGCGCCGCACTGCGGGAGGCGATCGCCGGGAACTATCCGCACGCCGCGCGCTTCGGCGCGATCGCCATGGGCGAGGCAGGCGGCTTCCAGCTCATCCCGTCGTCGACCGTGTCGATCGACGAGGCCAGGTGGAAGACCGAAGCCCCCGAAACGCACGCCGAAGCGCAGCGCCTGCGCACGGAGCTCGCCGTGCTCGAGGCGACCGCGAAGAAGCACTACCCGAAGACGACGCCGAAGGCGCCGTCGCTGCGATTCCAGGAGGTCGAGAATGTCGACTGAACTCATCGAGAAGAAGACCATCGGCGAGGTCGAGCACATCGTGCACGCCTCGGGTGAGTGGGACGGCACCGGGCCGGTCGAGTTCTCCGACGACGGCGTGACCTGGGTGCAGGCGTGGGCGCCGACCATCGAGTTCGCCGCCGACGGATCCCCGATCCGTGTCGAGATCGCACACCCGGAGTTCGCCCGCGTCGAGGTCCACCGCAAGGGCGTCCGGATCCCGACAACGGTCACGATCCGCTGGTCCGAGCAATACCCCGCCGCGTCCGAGGAATGGTCCGCGAAGTGGGACCGATCGCCGATGCGCCACCTCGGCCGCACCGTGCGCATGGTCGCCTTCCGGCAGACGTTCCGTGACCTTCTCGGCGACCTCCGCATCGAGGAGGAGATCGACGAACGCGACCTGCCCGCGGACGTCGCGCCGCAGGCAGCGGCGGACGCGCCCGCCGCGCGCGACTGGGATGCGGAGATCGCCGCCGCCGAGACCATCGAGCAGATCGACCAGGTCGAAACGGATGCCCGCGCCGCACGCGCCTTCACCCCGAACGCCGCCGGCACCGCTCGTCACCGCGCCCTGCGCGCCCGCCGCAAGGCGATCGTCGAATCCGCCTGGGCGCTCGATCACACCAGCGCGTCGACGCCCGAACCTGAAGCCGCGCCCGCGCCCGCGCCCGCGGCTGCCGAGCGGCCCGCGCCGCGGGATTACCTGCCGCCGCAGAACCGCGCCGACCGCCGTGCTGCGCGCCGCAAGAAGGGGCGCCGCTGATGTACACGAACCCCGTGACCGGCGAGGTCATGACGACCGAAGCCGCGACGTTCGCCATCAAGGCGGGCGCGCAGCTGCTCGACTACCAGCCCACCAACCCGACTGAGATGGAGTACTTCATCCGCGAAACGGTCGGGCTGATGGAGAAGTTGCCCGACGTGATGCTCGAGATCAACGCCCGCCGCTACAACGCCGAGCGCGCCTACATCGCGAAGAAGCAGACGCAGCTCGCCCACTACGGCCGCAACAACGTCCCCGCGACCTTCGCGCGCGCGATGGCCGACACTGACGCGCAGAACGAACTCGAGGCATGGCACAACGTCAAGGCCGAGTATCACTACGCCGCCGGCACCGAGCGCGCCCTGCGCACGAAGGTCAACTCGATGCTCAACATCAACCGCGCGATCGCCGCGCAGTTCGGAGCGCACCGATGAGCGTCGACACGAGATCCATCCGTGCTGGCTTCCCGGCCGCTCTGTTCAAGAGCGCGCGCCAATCCTTTGCCACGAATCCGCGCTCCCAGTCCGTCAGCTCATCGAGATGTCGCTGGATCTCCGCGGTATCGACCTCGCCGTGCTTCCAATCACTCAGGAGCATCAGGGCCGCCGAAGCCGCGTACGAGAGCTGTGCGCGCCCCCGGTTTGCGTCTCGCAGCACGATCGCAACAACCAGCTCGAGTACCGGATACTCGTCCTTGCTGAACACAGACTCCGCGACGTTGGCGGCAGCCACGAAGTCTGTCACCCTCCGGTTCCGTTCTGCACGATTCGCGCGATCAGTTGCGATTGCGTCCACCATCGTCAGCGCCAGCATCAGGTTCGCCAGAGCGACGTCCTTGCGCTCCTGCCGGGCAGCGTGGCGCTCACCGCGCGCGATCGAAACCGCGATGAGCGCACTGATGATGATCGCGGCGGCGGGGACGAGCACGGAACCCACGAGGTCGAGGGGCTGCTCGACAACGACTGTGATCGGCGTGGTGAACATGCCCCGCACTCTATCGGGGGTGACCCGATGAGCGCGCCGACGACGGAGACTCGCAACGCGGTCTACCAGCGCGACGAGCGCCGATGCGCTGCATGCGGTGTGCTCGTGCTCACGTTCCAGCACCGCCGAGCGGTCGGCATGGGCGGCTCGAAGAACGTCCCCTCGCCCGTCGACGGCCTCTCGCTCTGCGCGTTCTGCAATGCCGCCTGCGAGGGCGCACTGCAGGCTCAGGCGCTCCGATTCGGGTGGAAGGTCCGCCGCTGGGTGACTCACCCGGAGCGCGTGCCGGTCTTCTACCCGATCGAGATGGCGTGGTACCGCTTCGAGGGCGTGGTCCGCATCCGGATCTCTCGTGCCGTCGCGATGGAGATGGGCTGCAGTGTCTACGGCGCTGAGTGGCTGGCCTGGCATGAGGCGATCGCATGAACATGACGACGGACGAAATGCGGGCAAAGCTCACGTACTCGCGCGATCGGCTCAAGGCGGCACAGCACGCCAAAGAGCAGGCCGAGCGCCTATCGGCTTCCGCGCACGAGATGGGCGGCGGCATCCCCGGCTTCGGCGGATCCGGCAATCAGAGGGCCGCAGGTCAGGTTCGCGGTGCCCATGATCGTGCTTACCGTGCACATCAGGAGGCCGACGAGCGCATCCAGAAGTGGTCGCACCGAGTCCGGTCGCTCGAGCGGCGGATCGCTGAAGCGGAGCGAGTGCACTTCACGCGCGACGACCTGACCGGCGCCGAGTTCATCCACGACGGGATCTCGTGGCGCCAGGTGCGCAAGATCAACGCGAAGACCGTGTCCGTTGAGACCGGCTACTCCTGGGTCGACCGGGTTCCCTTCGAGAAGATCCGAAGCGTGCGACCGGAGGTGAAGCGGTGAGCATAATCAGCGAGGCATTCAACGCGTGGCGGGAGTGCCGCGCCGAGTACGACGACACCCTCTATGCGCTGTTCGTCGCCGCGGAGGAGGCCACGCGCGGCGCGATGCTGAACGCTCGCGGTCGGGAGAAGGGTATCGACCCGTTCTCGCTGTTCATGGGCAACCAGACCCGCGCGCTCGCGTACGCCTCTGAGGAGCTCATCGAGCACTGGGAGAAGCACCCGCGGATCACGTTCGCGAAGTTCGAGCGTGCGTGGCAGCGGCAGCGCGAGGCCGAGCTCATCGAGGACGCCGCATGAGCGCCGTGCTCGCCGTCGCGCCGACTGAGGCCGAGGAGAAGGAGTGGACGCCGAACCGTGAGGTCACGCTCGAGCGTCTCAGGATCGTCGCCATGATGCACGAGGGCTGGCCGCAGTGCCGCCTCTGCGGGCAGACGGTGTACCGCCTCGACACGTTCGGCCTCTGCTCCAAGACGACCGAGTCGCACCGGCATCGCCGCGGCGACTTCACGCCCGTGAAGAAGGCGAGGAAGCGATGAGCGCGATGCCGAAGTTCGCGATGACGTATGTCGTCGTCTGGGCGGACGAACACGGCCCGGGACGTCACGTGCTGAAGGTCGGCCGGGCCTGGCGATTCTCCCGCGTGCAGGAGATGACCGTCTCGGGCGGACAGGTCGTGGTGCTCGCGCGGGGCACGGATGCGTCGTGGGAGACGGAGGCGCTGCGGATGCTGCGTCGCTGGTTCCCGCAGGCGTTCGCCTCGGAGCTCGAGGCGCGGCGGTTGCTGTTCCGTGGCCGCGGGTGGACGGAGTGTTTCGAGGTCGACGACGAGCACCTGCAGCTCGCGATCGATCTGGTGTTCGAAGGGTTTGCGAAGGGAAGCGATCAGGGTGTCAACGAGGAGCGTGCAGCGGCGGATCAGCGCGGAGGACATGCGGTGGCCGGGCTACCTGCGCGCGCCGCACGAGGCGAAGCCGACAGCGATGGGGCTGTGGACAACGGCGACGGACCCGCTCGGTCGGTGCGAGCTGGTGCCGGAGTTGATCGCCGCCGCGATCTATCCGGGCGAAGCGGCGACGGATCTGGTCGTCGATCATCTGCTGATGCTCGCGGACTCCGGGTTCCTGACGATCTACGAGGAGCGCGGGTCGGAGTGGATCGCGCTTCGGCGCCCGCTGCGCGTGGATGCGCGCCTCGCGTCGTCGGATGCTCCGGAGCCGCCACGCGAACATTCGCGAACGTTCGCGGCTGTGGGGGGAGCGGGCGAGCGGGCGCGGGCGAGGGTGCGATCCGAGGGTGCCGAGCGGTCGGGGGAGTGGGAGTCGTGGGAGCGGGAGCAGGAGACCCGGTCACGGCCGCCCCGCCGGCCTCTGCTGCTCGATGCTCCGCCCATCGGATGCCCGGACCACCCCAGCGGTCGCCGGGAGGACTGCGGACCCTGCGGCACGTACCGCCGCCGCCACGATCGCTGGCTCGCGCAGGAGCGCTACACGCTGCAGATGACCGAGTACGAGCAGACCCAAGAGACAGAGGAGGCCTGGGGTGGAGATCCATTCTGACGCTCTCGCCGGCTTCATCGTCCTCACGGCGATGAGGTTCGCCAAGGACCGCACGTTCCGGCTTCGGCTACTGGCTGAGGCCGACGAAACGCCACGAGAGACCGCATACAAGATCCGCCGCGACGCGATGGTCGCGGCTCAGAGGAGAACAGCATCATGAGGATCACGATCGAGCACGAGGACGGCAACACCGTCACCGGCACACCTGAGGACGTTCTGAACCACGGGCACTTGATGCCGGGATGGGAGTACCGCAGCACCGAGCCGGTGACGCTCGACGATGTGAGCGAGGCCACCAGCCTCAAAGAGTTGATCGACGAGGCGCGAAGCGAGGGCGTCTGGTGTTGCGAGGACGGATGCGGCAGCGGTGCGTGCGAGACGTGCCCTTGCTGCTCGGCGGGCTGGTGCGTGTCTGGGGTCGACGGCATTCCTGATGCCCCGGAGGATCGCGAGCGGTGGCTCGACGTCGCGGCCGAACATAACCCGGTCGCCGCCGCTCTCCAAGCCGCTGAGGGCGTGCGCTGATGGCCGGCGAGACCGTGATCACCGTCGTCGGCAACCTGACCGCCGACCCCGAACTGCGCTTCACGCAGAACGGCCTCCCGGTGGCGAACTTCACCATCGCGAGCACGCCCCGCACGATGAAGGACGGCGAGTGGAAGGACGGCGACCCGCTGTTTCTCCGGGCGTCCGTCTGGCGGGAGTTCGCTGACCACGTCGCCGGGTCGCTCACGAAGGGCATGCGTGTCATCGCTCAGGGCCGCCTCCGTCATCGCTCCTACCAGGATCGCGAGGGCAATCAGCGCACGGCGATCGAGCTCGAGGTCGATGAGATCGGCCCGAGTCTCCGGTACGCGACGGCGCAGGTCACCCGCACCGCCCGGACGGCCGACGCGAAGGGGTCAGCGGCGCAGCCGTCGAACGAGGAGCAGTGGGCGACCACGGAACCGTCAGCAGAGGGGGCATGGGGAGATGACACACCGTTCTGAGGATGAGGACACCTGCAAGTGGTGCCACGGGAAGCTGTCGCTGATCGTGTCCCGTGATCCGGATGAGGAGGTCGACTGCGTCTGCACCGATCGAGTGGAGGTGGAGCATGTCTGACCGCTACTGCATCCGTGGATGCCTCCGGCGCGGCGAGCACTTCGCGGTCTGCGACCGCAACGGCGAGGACTACAAGGGGGACAACCCGTGCCCTGGATGCGCGCAGGTCGATGCTCGGGACGGGGTGCTGATCTGTGAGCGCTGCTACCGGAGTCTGCGCCGGCACCTCGAGGATGCTGCGGACATCGTCGGTCACCTCCGCTCGATCGCAGACCCGACGAAGGCCGCGGTGTTCGATCGGATCCGGGTGCAGTCGTCGTCGATCGAGATCCCGGCTCCCGTGGCTGCTGACCTGATCGACGCATCGAATGACATCACGACGACGTTGAACATGTGGGCGAACCACGTCGCGGGGGAGGACCGGCCCGGTGCTGGTCTCCCGGCCGGTGCGATGGCGGATGCCGCGCATGATGTGGTGCAGCTCGCCGTCGATGTGATCCTCGAGGACCTCGACCGCCTGGCGAACGACTCGCATCAGGTCTACTCGCTCTGTGAGGGCGTGATGGTCGTGCACAAGGATGCCCCGGACGTGTGGACGGTCGCGGATGCCGCCGTGCGCTGGCCGCTCGAAGACTCACCCCGGTGGGCGCAGGCCGCATGCCCGGTGTGCGACCTGATGGCCGTCCGGATTCAGCCTGGCCGCAACGGCCGCCCCTCCCGGTATCGGTGCACGACCGAGGACTGCGACTGGGAAGCGAACTCGAAGGACGACGGCGGCCTGTGGGCGTCGGTGTTCGCGGAGCCGGCCCCGGCCGAGGTGCGACCGCATGACCCGCGCTGGCTGACCCTCGCGGATGCTGCACGCCTCGTGGAGCGCACTACGGGCACGGTCCGCAACTGGGTGACGCAGAACCTTCTCGCACCGCAGATGGGCCGGTACTGGCAGGACGACGTGCTCGCCGTCGCAGCGCAGAAGAGGGGAGAGGCTGCATGAGTACCTGGCTGACTCTCACGGAGGCCGCGAAGCGTATCCAGGGTGATGCGGCGCTCGCGTCTGCTGAGCGGCGTATCCGCCGGTGGGTGGAGTCCGGTGACCTGAAACCGCTCGCCGGCCGCTTCCGTGCGGCGGACGTCCTTGCCACTGAGAAGAAGATGCGGTCGCGTCGCGGCCGCCCACGCAAGCATGCACAGATTGGGAATTAGCCAATGGCTATTCACTCTGAGGGAATTAACCCGACCGGCGACGAGCGGGAAGCGCTGCTCCGCGATCTGTACACGCTCCGCGGGTGGAGCGGCGGAGACGTCGCGCGCCGCATCGAGATCATCGATCGCGCTATGGCTGCTCTGGGCCATCCCGAGGTGCCAGAGCCGAGCGCCGACTGGGATCGCGTGCACGATCGGCCCGCGGACGTCTACACGCCTCCGGAGGATCGTGTAGCCCGCCCGGAGCCGCAGGGCGAACCGTCCGACGCGGGCGTGGGCTGGTTCGAGTGGTTCAAGATGCCGGAGAACACGACGGAGATCGCGTACGTCCATGAGAGCGGAGAGGTCTTCGACCCGGTCCGAGGATGGAACCCGGTCGAGTTCACCATCGCCGCAGCGGAAGGCCGCGTGCACCGCCTGGTGCGGGCTGGGGGTGTGCGATGAGCGTCGAGACACTACCGGGCCGTGAGGAGTGCCCTGGCACTCTGCAGTGGTCCGCATTCGGTGCGAGCTACCCGGACACCGTGTGCGCCTCCGTGGTCACGTGGGAAGGCGGCTACCAGGGGCACGGCCTCTGCGACGCCGACGCCGACTTCCGTGAGGGTGACATCCCGTGCCCGTTCTGCGACCCCGACGGCTTCATCGACTACGAGTGGTCGGTCAGCGACGGCGAGACGGTGATCCTCTGGTCGCACGACGAGCAAGCCGTCCACCCGGACACCGAGATCCACTTCCACGACGGCCAGGCGCTGTGGTGGACCGCGACGCATCCCGAGCGGGGCGAGGAGAGAGTGCTGTTCCGCTCGATCATCGACCGCTGGGACGCCGTTGAGGAAGGGCAGGTAGAGCGATGAGCGAGCAGATGAGGCCGACAACCCAGAGCGTGCAGGTGTGCGATCTGTGCGGCAAGCCGGTGGACACCTACGGTCATCGTGACTGGTCAGCGCTGAACATCGGCCACGCCCCGCTGAGCGCGAGCGGCCCACGCGAGCCTAAGAAGAAGGCGTTCGTGTTTTGGCGGAAGCGAGGCGGCGACCGGGCCAGCGGTGCGCCGCAGGGTGACTACCGAGAGTGGCGGTGGGACTTCCATGGCGAGTGCTTGGTGAAGGCACTCATGCCGCTCGTCACGGACGAGGCGCGAACGACTGCAGGTGCCGCTGTGCAGGGCTGAGCGCACGGCAAAGAGCCCCGGACCTCGCTCAGAGGTCCGGGGCTTTCGCTATGTGTTCACCCGTTGGCGATGGGCGGCCCTGCGTAGTGTCGCTCGAATCCGCAGGCGCCGCACGTCACCCGTGTCCGCGCTGACCGCGTGTATCTCGCCGGCTCGTACTTCTGCTCGACGTTGGTGGATCCGCATTCCTGGCACTTCATGAGCTTCCCCGTTCTACCTGTCGCCTCGTCGCTGCAGGTGCTTTCACGTTACGACTCCTCCACGACAGGCCCTCGATCTCTTGTGGATAGCTTTTGTGCGGAGCGACCGGGATTGATCTCATCTGACCAAAGAAATGTGTCAAACGTGTCCAGATGGTGTGTTAAGCTGTGCTTGCACCTGAACTATGACCCGAAGCCTCGCCGATCTGGCGGGGCTTTCGTCGTTCTCGGGTGGAGGCACTGGAGGCATCCGGACTACCGCACATGATGCGCGGGTGAGTGACCGCTCCGCTGCTGATCTCCGCTGGCCTAACGGCAGGGCGCGCGGTTCTGGTCCGCGAGGTCGAGGTTCGAGTCCTCGGTGGAGAGCATCGTCTTCCGGCTCGCCTTCGCTGCGGCGCACATACCTCGCGCGTGGGCTGAGCGAGCCGGACGCTCTCGAGCGGGGGTCGATCCGTGGCTGCTGGTGTACCTGGCCGGTCTACCGCTCAGCACCGGAAGAACCGCGCTGATCTGCGGAAGCTCACCGCTGAGCACAACCTCCCGTGCGCACTGTGCGGCGAGGCGATCGACACGAACCTGCCTCGCACCGACCCGGACTCATTCGAGTACGACCACCGGCAATCGATCAAGACGCACCCTGAGCTCGCTGACGACCCCGCGAACGGGCAGCCGTCGCACAAGCGGTGCAACAGGAACAAGGGCGCTGGCGACGCGCGCCCCGGCCTCGGCGATCCGTCCGAGGTCTGGTGACTCCGAGAGGACACGATCATGGCACGCAAGCTGAAGGCTCAGGGTGGACCGCTCGACGGGCGCACCGTCATCGTCCACGAGACCCAGAAGACGTTCACCCACCACGGCGACACGGACGGTCACTACAAAGTGAACGAGAAGTCCGTGACGTGGCAGCCGAACACCAAGCCGGCCGAGGAGACCGCACCGAAGACGGCGCGCACCTCCAAGGCGAAGAGCGCACCGAAACCGCAGGTACCCGCACCCGCGGACGCCCCGGTCGATCAGGGTGCAGCGAGCGCCGGCTGATGACCGCCTGGCCTGCGTCCCTCGGCATCAAGGTCCGACTGCGTGTCGATGCTGGCATTCGTGAGGACACTCTCGTCGAGGTCGGTCACGGTGACCTCGACATGCGAGTCCCGGTCGAGATGACGCACACACCAGGTGTCGGCATCACGTTCACCATGGACACAGCCGACCTCACGCGTCGCATCGGAGCCGCTGCTCACGCGTTCGAGGCCGCCGTCGAAGACAGCATCCAGTCCGGAGAGTTCACAGACTGAGAGGGCACACGCGCACAGGGGTAGGGGCCTCGAAATCTCTACCGCTGTGCCCCAAAGACGAGCACCGGCAGTGATCTATCCCCCTCCGGACGGCAGTGTCCCATGTCCCACCATCGGGAGGTGGTCATCATGGCCATGACTCCCGAGGAGAAGCGGCAGCGTGAGCGCGAGCGGAAACGCCGCCAGCGCGCGGCCGCACGGGAGAAGCCGAAGCTCGCTGCGCTCCCTCAGATTGGTCCTGGCGGGAAGTCGGACGGCGGGACAGAAGGTGGGACACGAGGCGGGACAGATGCGCCGGCCGATGACTTCGACATCAGCAACGAGGACGCCGCTCGCGCGGTGCTCCGCGGGCTCACGATTCCGGAGTCTGCGAAGTGGCGTGCCGCGCTCGTTCTGCAGCTCGCCCGCGACCTCGACGCACCCATGGCTATCCCGCAGCGGGCAGGACTCGCAGCGCGATACACCGAGAACCTCGACGCGCTGATCGCAGCCGCACGGCCTCGCGAGCGGGACGAGCTCGACGAGCTGCGCCGCCTGTTCTACAGCGGGGGTACCAGTGGCATCGACGACGACCCGGAGGCGCCCAAGCGCGCCGCCCGCAAGAAGGCGTAGCACCCGGCCGGCTCGGCTTCGTGGGCACATGGTGCCGCGAGTCTTCACCCCGCCTCGGCGTCGACTCACTCCGAAGACGTCGGCCGGGTACGCGGCGATCCACTTCGCGATGTGGCTGCACCTGCAGCTCGTAGACAGCCGCCACGCCGAGCTCGCCCCCAAGCTGAACCCCTGGCAGCGGTGGTTCCTGATCCACGCGCTCGAGCTGAACGAAGACGGCTCGTACCGCTTCAAGACCGTCCTGCTCTGGGTCGCGCGACAGAACGGCAAGACGTTCATCGTCGCGCTGCTGATCCTGTTCCGGATGTACGTCGACGGCGACGCGCAGGTGATCGGCGTCGCGCAGAAGCTCGCCACGGCCAAGAAGACATACGAGCATGCGCAGAAGATCATCGACGCAATCCCGCGCCTCGCGAAGGAACGCGGCAAGACGAACGCGATCAACGGCGAACTCTGGTTCGAGCTCACCGGCGGACAGCGCTACTGGGTCGACTCGGCCGAGAACGGCGGCCGCGGCCTCACGTTCGATCTCGTCTTCGTCGACGAGATCCTGAAGCACAAGACGTTCAAGGCCTGGTCCGCACTGTCGAAGACCACCGCCGCGCGCCGACGCTCGCAGCTCATCGCCGCGGCGAACACCGGCGACATGGACGCCATCGTCCAGCGCCACCTCCACAAGATGGCGATCGACGCCATCGAGGCAGGCGACGACGAGACGACGATCGGCCTGTTCTGGTGGTCGCCGCCTCCGGGGATGCCGCTCGACGGTCCCGAGGCGTGGGCGTACTCGAACCCGTCGATGAACTACAACCTCCCGCAGGAGAACCTCTTCGCGTACTGGGCATCCGACCCGGCGCCGGTGTTCGCCTCCGAGGTCGGGAACGTCTTTGTCGACTCGTCGACGGGCGGACCGTTCCAGCCGGGGAAATGGCTCGAGGGATTCGACCGTCTGTCGAAGCGGCGCGAGGGCGCACCGGTGTACCTCTGCATCGAGGTCTCCGCCGATCGCACCTGGGCACACATCGCGTTCGCCTCCGTTCGCGAGGATGGGAACGCGCACGTCGGAATCATGCGCTCAAGGCCCGGCACCGACTGGGTCGTCCCGTGGTTGACGGATCCCGAGCGGCGTTTCACGCCGGCGGCGATCACGTTCCAGACACGAGGCGCGCCGGTCTCGTCGCTGTTCTCCGAGTTCGAAGCGACCGACTTCGAGATCGTCGAATGGGGCGGTGCTGACCTGGGCCGCGCAACGGGCATGCTACTCGATGGCGTGAACCTCGGGAAGGTGTTCCACCGCGCGCAGCCCGTGCTCGACGTGGCCGCCGGCACGGCGGTTATGAAGCGCCTCGGTGACGGTTACGTCGTCGATCGCATCGGCTCACCTGGCGACGCGTCCCCGATCTCCGGGGTCGCGGGCGCCTACTGGCTGCTCAAGAACCCGCCCGAGGATGGCACGTCCATCTACGAGGAGCGCGGGCTCGCCACTGTCTAAGAGAGGCGAACATCATGGCCCGACCCGATCGACTCATCCGATCGATGATCCGCACCCGCTACATCGTCACGCTGAACACCGAGGAGACCTTCGAGGGCGTCCTCATCGACGCCGACGAAAGCCATCTCGTGCTCGCCGACGTCGTCAGCCTGGCCGCCAACGGCGACCGCCTCGGCGTCGACGGGCACGTGTGGCTTCCCCGCCCTGCTGTGAAGTACATGCAGACATTGACCGTCTAGGAGGTCGAGTTGCTCCTCTCAAACGGATCGATGGTCGGCGTCACTCCGCAGTCCGTCGACTACGCAGACAGCACGTCCACCTATGCGCACGGCGTCTACGGCGGGAACAGCCACGTCCCGCTCGTCGGGTCGTGGTCGGCGTACGGCGAGATCTACACCCGGCAGCTGTGGGTCGGCGTCGTCGTCCGCAAGCTCGCCATGGCGACGGCGCGGAACCGCTTCGAGATCAAGAAGCGCGACGGCTCCGGTGGCGAGAAGGACGAGAGCGGCAACCTTGCCGAGCTCATGGCCCGCCCCAACGATCGCCTCTCCGGATTCGAGCTGTGGCAGTGGACCTCCTCGACGTACGACATCTACGGTGAGGCGTTCTGGCTGAAGCTGCGCGACCTCGACGGCCGCGTCCGCGAGCTGCACCCGATCCACCCGACGAACGTCGTCGTCAAGCGGAACGACGACGGCGACGTCGTCTTCTCCTATCGTGGGCGCGCCGACATCGAGTGGCCCGAGGACGACGTCGTCGTCTTCAAGAACTACAACCCGGAGAACCTGCGGCGCGGCCTCTCGAACCTCGAGGGCCTGCGGATGACGTTGCTCAACGAGGACGCATCCCGGCGTGCCACGGCATCCTGGTGGAACCGGGGCGCTCGGCCGTCGCTCGTCGTGAAGCACCCGAAGACCCTGTCCGATGCCGCGATCAACCGGTTGTCGTCGCAGATCGACGCGCAGTACAGCGGCAGCGACAACGCCGGTCGGCCCCTGGTGCTCGAAGAGGCCATGGAAGCGACCGTCGTGCAGCTCTCCGCCGAGGAGATGCAGTACATCGAGTCGCGGAAGCTGAACCGTGAAGAGGTCTGCGGGGCGTACGACGTCCCGCCGCCCGTGGTGCACATCCTCGACCAGGCCACCTTCTCGAACATCACCGAGCAGTTGCGGTCGATGTACCGCGACACCATGGCGCCGCGGTTCGAGATGTTCGAGTCCGTCGTCGATCATCAGCTTGTCCCGGACTTCTACAAGGCCGACGTGTTCACGAAGTTCAACATGGACGACGTGCTGCGCGGCGACTTCGAGACGCGCGCGACCGCGGTGGCGGCGCTGATCGAGCGGGGAGTTATGCGCCCGTCCGAGGCGCGGCCGCTGTTCAACCTTCCGCCTGCCGGCCCCGAGTCCGAAGTCCTGTACGCGAACGCCGCGCTACTCCCGCTCGGGAGCACCGCACCGAGGCCGCAGCAGGTTGCGACCGACGGAACGCTGATGGCTCAGCCCGTCGAGGAGCGATCGGTGCCCACTGTGCGCCGCCGCTCGACGACGTTCCGATCCATCATGGGCCGGATCTCGCGTGTGAAGGCGAACGCCGAAGACACCCGGGATGCTCTCACCGAAGAGCACCGGAAAGCCCTCGGCGAGTTCTTCACAGAGCAGCGTGACGCGGTGATCGCCGCGGCCGCGTCGAAGGCATCCGGCGTGTTCAACGCCACCGACTGGGACGAACCGCTCACCGAGCTACTCACGACGCTTTCCACCGCCACCGCCTCGGCGGTCGGCGCGAAGGCTGCGTCGGATCTCGGCGGCACATACGACCCGGCAACCGTCGAGGCATGGATCGCCACGGATGCGAAGGACTCGGCCCGGAAGATCAACCGGACCACGTCCGATCGGATCGACGCGGCGATCGCGGACATGGAAGACGAAGACTCCCTCGAGGACGCAGTCGGAAGGCTGTTCGACGAGGGCACCCTCGCCAACCGTGCCGACGAAGTCGCCGTCTCCCGGATGGCCACCGTCGTCGGTTTCGCGACCCTCGTGGCCGGCCAGCAAGTCGCTGTCGAGCGTGAAGTCCGTGTCGTGAAGACGTGGAACGCGAGCAGCTCGAACCCGCGGTCCTCTCACGCGCAGATGGACGGCGAGACGGTCGGCATCGACGAGCTGTTCTCGAACGGCATGAACGCACCCGGCGACCCCGCCGGTGGCGCCGATGAAGTCGCCGGCTGCATGTGCGGTCTGACGATCACCGTGGAGTAGGAGACGCAATGAACATCATCCGGAAGGACGCGGCCATCGCGTCCACAGGATCGGCCGACGACTTCCCGGGCACCTTCGAGGTGATCCTCTCGGCGCCGACACTCGACCGCGACGGCGACACGCTCAAGGCCGACGAGTGGGTGATGCCGCTCCCCGAGCACATCACGTTCGACTCCGACCACGGCATGTCCGTGGCGACGACGGTCGGATCTGGCGTGCCGCGCATCGACGAGGAGACCGGGAACCTGATCGTCGCGGGGACATACAGCTCCCTGCCGCGCGCACAGGAGGTGCGGACCCTCGTCAACGAGGGGCACATCCGCACCACCTCGGTCGCGTTCATGTCGATCAAGAGCGCCAAGAGTGCCGGAGCGAAGCGCGAGCTTCTCAACGGCGCCTTCGTGGCGATCCCCTCGAACCGTGAGGCCGTCGTGCTGTCGTCGAAGTCCGCGACCCAGAAGGTCGGGGCGCGCAACAGCACCGCGGACTCCGAGCTCATCCAGGCGATCCTCGACGCAGCCCTCGCCCTCGGCGGGACACTCCCGGCCGAGAAGGCCCTGCAGAATCGGCCCACGCTGAAGACGCTCGCCGGGTCGCTCGAGGCCGTGCAGGAGCGCGCCCGCGAGGCGGTTCGCGACGCCAACCCCGGCATGTGGGTGTGGCTGCGCGGCACGATCCCGGATGCCGACGGCGGCGGCACCCTGGTGTTCGAGGTCGAAGACCCCGACACCTACGAGACCGAGCTCTACCGCCAGAGCTACACCGACGACGGCCTGACCATCACCCTCGAGGGTGATCGTTCGACCGTGGGAGTGACAGAAGTGCTCACTCCCGACCCTGAGAGATCAGAGTCCGCAGAGTCCCCCGACGGCGACGACGAGACCCCCGCGACCGGCGCAGCCGCCCCCGTCGCCGGCGTCCGGTCGACCCCCTCCGGCGATGAAGCGGCTGCAGAACTCCAGGTCCGCGCGGCCCGAATCCGGGCCTCGCTTGCCATCGCAGTCCCATCATCTGAGGAGTAAGAAATGAGCACGAAGCTGAAGGAGGCTCAGGACAAGGTCCGCGAGCTCTCGCAGAAGGCCCTCGCCGTGGCCGAGAACCACGGCGGCCTGTACAAGTCGTTCGCCGAGCAGAAGGCGGCGCTCGACCCGCTCGAGGCCGACATCAAGACGGCGACCGAGGAGGTGCAGAACCTCGAGGAGATCGAGGCGAAGCGCAAGCAGTTCGCCGCCTCCGCAGGCGGCGGAAGCCTCGACAACGCGGCAGCCGACGAGCGGTCCGAGGCGGTCGCGAAGTCGTTCGGCCAGCAGTTCGTCGAGTCCGCGGCGTACAAGTCGCTCATCGAGCGCGGGCTGAAGGGCAGCAACTGGGCGTCGGGAGACGTCGAGCTGAAGGCACCGCTGCTGGAAGGCACCGTCGGCGCACCCGGCGGCGGCTACCAGGTCAGCAACCAGGCCGCCGTGCAGAGCGGCATCGTCGAGCAGCGGTTCCGTCAGCTGACGATCGCCGACCTGTTCCCCTCGGGCAACACGACCTCACCGCTCATCCGGTACCTGGTCGAGTCCGTCGTGACCAACGGCGCCGCAGCGGTGCTCGAGGGCGGCGTCAAGCCCGAGTCGGCGCTGGCCTTCACGAAGGTCGACGAGGTGCTCCACAAGATCGCCACGTTCCTGCCGATCTCGGACGAGATGCTCGAGGACTGGGCGCAGGCCCTCTCCTACATCGACGCCCGCCTCACGCTGTTCGTGAAGCTCGCCGAAGAGGCGCAGCTGCTCAACGGTGACGGCACCGGCGCCAACCTCGTCGGCCTGCTGAACCGCCCGGGCCTCGCACCCGCCGTGGTCCGCGGCACCGCGCCGTCGGCGGCGGACGACAACGCGATGGATGCCATCTATCGCCAGATCACCCGCATCCGCACGACGCAGTTCCTCGAGCCCGACGCGGTCGTCATCGACCCGCTCGGCTGGGAGGGCATCGTCCTGTCGAAGAACGAGATGGGTGCGTACTACGCAGCCGGTCCCTTCGTGCAGGAGGCCACCCCCTCGCTGTGGGGCAAGCGCGTCGTCAGCACCCCCGCCATCGCGGAGAACACGGCCCTCGTGGGCGCGTTCGCTCAGGGCGGCCAGGTGTTCCGCAAGGGCGGCATCACCGTCGAGGCGAGCAACAGCCACGCCGACTACTTCCAGAAGAACCTCACGGCTCTTCGCGCGGAAGAGCGTCTCGCGCTGGCCGTCTACCGCCCCGGCGCCTTCGGCCAGGTCACGAACCTCCAGGGCGCGTGACCCACGGGAGCGCCCGGCCAAGCACGGCCGGGCGCTCCCCGATCTGAGGAGAAGATCCCATGAGCATCAAGATCGAAGACGAGGTCACCACGCCGGTCAGCACGGGCGCGGTCGAGTTCGACGGTGGCCCGGTGACGACGAAGCTCGTCGCCGACAACCGCAGCACGGATGCGGTCAAGTACGTCGCACCCGGCACGACCGAGATCACCTACCCGGCCGAAGCCGTCGTCGCCTTCGGCGGCAGCGACGAGCCGGTCGTGACGAGCGTGTCGTGGCTGTCCGACGTGCAGACGAAGCCCGTCACGGCACCGGAGATCCCGGAGCCGAAGCAGGCACCCAAGCGCGCGCAGACGAAGCGCGTGACGAAGTCCACCAAGAAGGCCGCAGCCGACAGCGCTGCAGCCGAGTAGGGAAGGGGCCGGGGATGGATCCGTTCGCGACCAAGGAGCAGATGGCCCAGCGTTCGCAGGGTGCCATCCCCGCCTCAACCCCCTTCCTCGACGACGAGCTGAAAGCCGCCAGCGCACTCATCCGCGGCTATTGCCGGTGGCACGTCGCGAAGCGCGAGGCCGGTCTCGTCTACCGCGCGCGGACGCGATTCCGTGAAGAGGTCTGGCTGCCGGCGATGCAGATCGCGTCGCTGGAGGAGGTATCGATCAACGGCATCGCGGTCACCGACCCGGCCGCGATCGACTTTGACCCCGCCACGGGGTGGGTGAACATCCGGTCCACGGCAGCCATCATCAAGTTCACCGCCGGTTATGAGGTCGTCCCCGCCGACATCGTGTCCCTGACTCTGCAGATTGCCGCGCGCGCCCTCGGATCGCCCCTCGGCTTCGTCCGTGAGCAGGCGGGCGGCGTCGGCGTCACGCACTCACAGATCACGTCGAACGTCGCCGGGGGATCAGTGCTGTTCCCGCACGAGATGGCGCAGCTCGACGCATACAAGATCGGGTGGATGGCATGATCACCGGCGCAGTCGCGCGGCACACCATCGCCCGCGAGCGGCCCGCGATGGTCGACGACAACCGCGGCGGCACCGAAGCGGACTTCACCGGCGTCGAGCCGGTCGACCTCCCGGGATGGGCGCTCGATGCGGGGAACACGCTCGCTGACGAGCAGAACCGCGACGGCGCACTCATCCAGTGGACCGCGCGCGGACCGTACGGCGCCGACGTCGAACGCCACGACCGCATCACCGTGTTCGGTGATCAGTTCCAGATCGACGGCGCTGTCCGCCGACAGCCGGGACCGAGCGCGACGACGTCGCACACAATCCTGCTGCTGAAGATGTGGGAGGGCTGATGCCGATCAAGAGCGTGCGGATCAAGCTGAACCGCGCCGGCGTGCAGCAATTACTCACCTCGCAGGTGGTCACCGACGACCTCACGAAGCGAGGCGAGCGCATGGCGGCCGCAGCCGGCGAGGGCGTCGAAGCGACCACCACGCGCAACCGCGACCGCACGGTCGTGTTCGTCCGCACTGAGACCTTCGACGCCATGCGCGCCGAGGCCGAAGACCGGACCCTCACACGCGCTATCGACGCCGGGAGGTGAGCACCATCGAGCTCCTCATCCCCGCCGACGTCGAGGTAGCCAGCCTCGACCACGTGTCCCTGCACCTGCCCGACCACGGGTTCCCGAACGTCACGAAGGCGAAGGGCACCCTCGGCACGAAACTGCCGAAGAAGAATCCGAAGCCGCCCGAGTTCGGTCGACTGTTCTCCACCGGTGGCCCGCCTCGCGACCTCGTTACTGACTCGCCGACCTTGGTGGTCGAGGGGTATGCGGAGCAGGAGCAGCGTGCACGCGATCTGTGCGCGCTGATGGTCGCGATCATCGAAGCCGCAGGCCGTTCGGGCATGCTCGGCACCGAGATCGTCTACCGCGCTCGAGCAACCTCCCTTCCGGGGAATCTGCCGCACCCGCAGGTGCCGAGCCACTTCCGTTTCACCGCCATGATCTCCGTCGACCTCCGCAGGAAGACGGCCTAGGTTCCTCAACCCGCACCGCCCGACCGGGCGGCGTTTCGTCATGCCTGAAAGGGGCACAGCAATGGGAGTCAACTCCAAGGACGTCTTCGTCGGCGCCCCAGATCAGCAGGTCACCGGTGCAATCCTCACCGGCCCCGAGACCGACGTCATCCCCGAGACGATCGACGACTTCGTCTACACCGGTCTCGACGACTCCGGCTACGTCGGCGAGGACGGCGTGACAATCACGCCGACCGAGTCGACCGAGTCGATCCGGGACTGGTCGCTCAAGGTCATCCGCAAGGTGCTGACCGAGTTCGACGCGACCCTCGCGTGGGCGCATCTCGCGCTCGACGAGTTCTCGCTGAAGAACTACATGGGCGACGACAACGTCGAGGTGACGGCCGCGACCGCGACGAAGGGCACGCTAACGCGTGCAGCCATCGCTGGCGAGGCCCGCCCGACGAAGGCCTGGTACTTCAAGATCAAGGACGGCGACCGCCGCGCCGTGGTCTTCGTGCCGCACGGCCAGGTCACCGAGCGCGGCGAGATCGCTCTGCTCGCGTCCGCTGCGATCACTCTCCCGGTGACCCTGACGACCTACCCGGACACCGCGGGCAAGTCGATCTACATCTACCTCGACGACGGCGTCGTCTCGGCCTGAGCTGAAATACCGGCGCGGCCGAGTGACGGGAACCCATTCGGTCGCGCCGCCCAACCCCCTCGGTTCCCAGAGAGCAGGTTCCCATGATGGAGAAGTTTCACCACACGTTGCCCGACGGTCACGAGCTCGTGCTCCCGCGCTTCGAGAACGTCCCGGTCGGAGTGATCCGCAAGGCGCGACGCCTCGACCAGGCAGATCAGGTGTTCACGATCCTCGAAGAGATCATGTCGCCCGCCGACCTCGAGCATGTCGACAAGCTCGACCGCTCCGAGTTCAACGTGGTCGTGCGTGCGTGGCGCGAAGGGTCGTCGATCGAGCCGGGGGAATCTTCGGCCTCCTCGACCTCGTAGACGAGCATCAGGAGGCCATCGAGTTCGAGCTGCTCGTCATCGGCCGTCGTCTCGCCGAGCTGTCGACGGCGGCGCTCTCCTGGCGTGATCTGTTCGTGCTCGTGCGCCGCTGGCAGAAGACACCCGGTAACGCGTTCGCTGCCGTGATGCACGGTGGTGAGGTGCCGTCCTGGTCCGAGCAGGTGCTCGCGGTCATCGTCGACATGCTCAACGGCATCGCGTTCATCCTCCGCAAGGGCAAGGGATCCCGACCGAAGCGCCTTCAGCGCTGGTGGGAGAAGCGCAAGCAGCAGAAGTTCGGTCGCGAGCCGATCCCGCTGTCGAAGTTCGACGCCTGGTGGGAGTCCGCCAGCAAGAAGTGATCGGGGGTGTCGGATGCCTGAAGGTGTCGAGCTCGCAACCGCATGGGTCCGTCTGGTCCCGACGGTCGAGGGCATCACCGAGCAGCTGACCAAGGAGTTCGCACCGGCCGAGCAGGCCGGTGCGGACTCCGGCAAGAAGGCGGGATCTGCCTGGTCGGCTCAGGTCAAGGGCGCGATCGGCGTCGCCGCGATCGGCACCGCTGTCGTCGGAGCGTTCAAGGGGCTCTACGAGGTCGGCGCCGTCTTCGACGACGTCACCGACACGATCCGCGCCGGGACAGGTGCGCAGGGCGAGGCTCTCGACGGGCTCGTGCAGGTCGCGAAGAACGTTGGCACCTCCGTGCCCGCATCGTTCGATCAGATCGGCGGCACGGTTGCCGATCTCAACACCCGACTCGGTCTGAGCGGCGAAACCCTCACGACGGTCGCAGCTCAGTACCTCGAAGCCGGACGCATCCTCGAGCAGGACGTCGACATCGCAGGCACGACGGCCGCGTTCAACGCTTTCAAGGTCGAGGGCGACGCAGTGTCCGGCGCGATGGACACTCTGTTCCAGGTGTCGCAGGCCACCGGTGTCGGCATGAACGAACTCGCCTCCGGCGTGCAGTCCGCGGCGCCCGCGCTGCAGAACCTCGGCTTCACGTTCGAGGACTCCGTCGCGCTGATGGGCTCGCTCGACAAGGCGGGTCTGAACAGCCAGCAGGTGCTCGCGTCTCTGTCGAAGGGGCTCGTCACTCTGGCGAAGGACGGCGAGGAGCCGCAGGCCGCGTTCGAGCGTGTCACCGGTGAGATCCAGTCGTTCGTCGATCAGGGCAACACGGCCGCCGCGCTCGACCTCGCCTCGCAGGTGTTCGGCACCCGCGGCGCATCCCAGTTCATCGGAGCGCTGCAGTCCGGCGTCGTGAACCTCGAAGACATGCAGGCCGCCGTAGGCGCGACAGGGGACACGATCCTCGGCGTCGCCGGCGAGACGGCGGATGCCGCCGAGCAGTGGCAGATGCTGAAGAACAAGGCACTCGAAGCGCTCGAGCCCATCGGCTCCGCGATCTTCGGTGCGCTCGGCGATGGCCTGTCTTGGGTGAACTCGCTCCTCGACGGCGCCGACTTCTCCGCCTTCGCTGAGTTGCTCGGCTACCTGTCACCGCTGAGTGTGATCTTCCAGGCGATCCAGCCGCTGCTCCCGCAGATCATGGGCGTACTCGGTCCGGCGCTGCAGTCGGTGATGTCGGCCATGCTGCCCGTGCTGCAGACCGTCGTGGGCGTGTTCTCCGAACTGCTCGCGACGATCCTGCCGCCGCTGCTGCCGATCATCACGATGCTCGCCGATCTCATCGGCCAGGTGCTGCTCGCGGTCACCCCACTGCTGCCACCGCTGATGATGCTGATCGAAGCGATCTTCCCGATCCTCGGCGCCGTCATCACCGCACTGATGCCCATCTTCGAGGGCGTCGTCAACATGTTGAGCACCATCCTCATCCCCGTGGTGAATATGCTCGTCGATGTCCTCGCGGGCGTCATCGAGTTCCTTACCGGCGTCTTCACCGGCGACTGGGAGAAGGCATGGGGCGGGATCCTCTCGATTTTCGAGGGCATCTGGAACGGCCTCGGCGACATCTTCATGGGCGTGCTGAACGGCGTCATCGACCTCATCAACGGCTTCCTCGGCAGTCTCAACGAGGTCGGCAACTTCGTCTCCGACGTGACCGGCGGAACGATCTCCTTCGAGGTCGGGAAGATCCCGCATCTCGCCGACGGAGCGACCGTGCTCCCGCGGCGCGGCGGCACGCTCGCGGTGCTCGCTGAGGCGGGCCGCCCGGAGTCTGTCGTGGACACAGGGCTGCTGAACCGGGCGCTCGAGGACGGGATCGCTGGTGGGGCCGGTGGCGGGACTCAGGGGCCGCTGGTGGTCGTGAATCCTGCACCGCGGATGGATGAGACCACGATCGGTCTCATCGCCGCGCAAGAGATCAACAAGCAGCTTCGGGGGTGACCTGTGCGCGGTATTCGAGGCGCGATGATCGCTGGCCGGACCTTCCATGGTGACTACGCGCGCAGCGTGGTGAAGAAGGGTCTGTTCCTCGACCCGGACGGGATCAAGGGGTGGTTGGGCGGGGGGACGTGGCGGCGCGAGGAGATCGCGAAGCCGAACGGGTTCGGGGCGTTCAACCTGCCCGGCCAGCTCCCGCAGAAGGTCATTCCGGTGTCGGGGTCGCTGATCGTCCACGACCGGTTCGACCTGGCCCACGAGATGAAGGTGCTGTCGGGGATCCTCGGCGACGGGCTCGCACACCGGATGTCCGTCGTCGACCACGACGGCACGACGTTCCGTGACGTCGGGTTGGCGATCTCCCCGGACATCGTTGAGGTCGACGCGATCACCGCCCGATTCACGATGTCCGTGTGGGCCGCGGACCCGCGCGCGTACGGCGAAACGAACTACATCCCCGCCGGTGGACAGGCCGTCCACTACGGCAATGTCGCAGCGTTCCCCGTCCTCACCGTGAGGGCGACCACGACGATGGCCGGGTACACGATCCTCGGCCCGGGCGGGAAGCAGTACGTCGTCACGCAGACCCTCCCGGCGGGGTCGACCGCGCAGATCGACATGCGCACCGGGTGGATGACGCGCGGCGGCGTGCAGCAGCTCGGCGCTGTCGCACGTGCCGACACGTGGAGCATCCCGGGCGGGCAGCCCGTGACGCAGACGCTCGTCCCCGCATCCGGGACCGGTGTCCTTACCGCCGAGGTGATCGACACGTTCATCTGAGAGGAGACGCCGTGGCCTGGTCGCACGTGATCTGCAACACTCTGACCGGGGAGCGGATCCTCCCCGTGTTCCCTTCCGGCGGCCAGTGGGCCACTGGACTGAACGGGAACATCGGCGCCGGCAGCCACCCCTTCCAGACCCGCGACGGATCGCTGAGCGCCGCGACGTGGCGAAGCCTGATGGCGCCATGGTCGCGGACACTCGTGTCCTGTTGGGATGACGTCCCGCAGCACGCGGGAATCATCATGGGCCATGAATACAACGCCTCCAGCGGGATGCTTATTGTTAGCCATGCGGAGTTCCGGTCGGTGTTCTCGCGCCGACTCGTGACATCCGGTGCGACCTACACGCCTTCGGGAGCATTCGCCGTTGCGGGGAAGTCGCTGCGAGGGCTCGCTCGTGCGGTGATCGCGCGGTACACGTCGGGGATCGGCGCCGGTTTTGACTTCCCCGTGGCGCTCCCGGCTGACGAGGCGGGCAGCGAGTCGCGGCGGTGGCCGTTCTACGAGTTCGCCACCGCCGAGGATCTGCTATCGGAGATCGAGAAGGCCGATGGCGGGCCTGACATTTACTTCCGGCCACGATGGTCCCCGACCACAGGCCGACTCGAATGGGTCGCCGAGATCGGGTCGCCGACGCTCACAGGTCCCGCTGTCGAGTGGGTAGTCGGTGCTGAGGATGCCGCGATGATGGGCGTCGCGCAGCGCACCGACGCGACGAAGACGCTGACGGGAATCGTCGCGCTCGGCAAAGGATCCGAGCAGGACATGAAGCTCGGATTCGCTGGCGGTCTCGGGACGTTCCCCGTGTGGCTCGACGCCACCCGGTCGTACAAGTCCATCGGCGTCGCGACTCAACTGGACGCCCGAGCGCTAGGCGAGCTGCGGTCCGTGGAGAAACCCACAGTGCAGATGTCCGTGAGGGACATCCCCGCGGGACTGGCGTTCCCGAATCTGCGCGTCGGCTCGCGGCTGACGCTGCTGGTGTCCGGTGACACGTTCCTTGACGACGGACCCCGCGCTCTCCGAGTGATCGGCCTGTCGGGTGGGGTCGGGGAGACGATCGGAGTGCAGGCGATATGACCGCGATCGATGACCTCAACGACATCAAGGCCGAGCTCAGCGGCCTGAGGCAACGCGTGCGGGAGCTGGAAACTGGGACGCCTCAACAGTCGATGTCGATCACCGAAGGGCGGATGCGCTTCATCGGTGGGCTGCTGCGCATAGACTCCGGTGGCCGCGTCGAGATCGTGGGTTTCCTCCAGATACAGGGGCAGGCTGACATCATCGGTCCCGTGACGATCTCGGGAGACACTCACTCGACCGGTGAGTGGACGCAGGTCGGACCCTGGCATCTGAACGGCGACGGCTCGATCGCGGGCGACGTCGACATCACGGGTGACCTCAACCTGCTCTCGGACCTCATCGTCTCCTCGCTCGGTCGGATCAAGGTCGGCGGCATGACATTCGATCCGAGCATCGCCGGAGGGGCAGTCACCTTCCCCAATGGCGCTCAGGTCTTCACGAACGGTTCCACGATCCAGGTGTACCTCGGGAACGGAGTCGTTCAGGTGAGCGATTCCGAGGTGAAGATGCAGCTCGGAGGTACCTCGCTGCGGCTGACGTCGGGGCACATCTACGGCGCAGGCATGGCGACGAAGTCGGTCGCGTCTGTGCCAGGCGGCTTCCTGAACGCGATCGTCTACGACTCGGGCGAGTGGAAGCGGTTGATCTAGGCGAAGGCCGGGCAGTACGAGAGGATCGCCCCGCCCATAATCGCGCTGGTGTCGTAGTAGCCGCCGGTGGATGGGTGGGCCGTCTCGCCTTCCACGACTCGAACATCTTCCAGTGCGACGCCTGATTCGAGTTGACGGCAGGCTTCGTGGCCGGCATCGATCAGCTGCTTATCGGTGGCCCTCGGGATCTGCGTCTCCGGGAGTAGGGTCTTCCGGACGTACGCGAGGAACGCCGTGTCCGGATCGCTGATCTCAGGGGGCGCAGTCTCGGCGCTGAGCGGCGCGGCGCTTTCCACCGGCGAGGCAGATTCGGTCGCCGCAGGTGCTGCGCGCTCGTCTCCCGACCCTGGTGTCGTTCCGGCGCATCCTGTCAGAGCTACCGCTACTAGTGCCGCCAGAATGGCGGCTGTTACCTTGGGCATGTCGATCCTCCAATGATCGGCGTCTGGCCCTCATCAGTTACCGCTGATGGGGGCCTTCTTAGTGCCCGGAGTCTACCGCGATCATTCGATCGCATGGAAGGGGTCCGGAATGGCTCTGGTCACGTTCAAGCTGAACACCTACGCGATGGCGAAGATGACTGGCTACTTCCCGCGGTTGCGGTTTCAGCCGACCACGGTGTCGACGCTCACCGGCGGGGGTAACTCGTACCTGTTTCCGACGCAGTCAATCTCGGTGGTGATCGCTGCGGACAACGAATCGTGCAGTGCGAACCTTGCTCCGTCGTCGTGGACGAGGCCGAACGTCTTGTACCGGCTCATCATCGAATGGCTGGATGCGGCGGGGAACTTCTCATACCAGGACGTGCTCCCTTGGCTGCTTTTCGTGCCGCCCGCAGGAGGCACGCTGGACGAACTCCTCGCGTTGCCCTCCAATCCGTACCAGGCGTACATCGGCGACGTTCCGCCCAATGAATGGACACCACCGATCCCGACAATCCCGGGTACGTGGTGGCTCGATTCCGATCCGGAGTCTCCGACCTTCGGGCATCTGCATGAGTGGGAGTGACACATGGTCTGGGTAGACAAGCTCAACATCCGCGGTCCCGAAGGTCCCGAAGGTCCCGAAGGTCCGCAGGGACTGCCCGGCGCGGGTGCTGTCCCTGCCGATGCTGCGGTCGCCGGATACGTGGGCACTGCGGGAACTTCTGAGACGCGGACGGCACTCGACGCGCGGTACGCCCGGGTGCTCACACCCGAGCAGTTCGGCGCTGTTGGCGATGGGATCGCCGACGACACCACCGCCCTGCAGGCGCTCCTCGCTGCTGTGCAAGATGGCGACACGATCCTCGGTCGTGCGGATGGGCGGTACCTGTTCACCACGAACCTGAATCTCACCGGCAAGGACCGGTGGGAGTGGTCCGGCGGAGTGTATCTCTTCGCCTCTCTGCAGGTGGGAATCAAGGGATCCGTCGTCGCGATCCGCCTGAACCAGTGCGACGACGCGTGGATGCACGACATCCGTGTGGAGAGCCTGACGCAGGCTCAGCAGCACAACGGCGTCAGCGTGGAGAACAGCGTCGGAACGGTCCTCGAGCGGGTCGTTGCATATGACTTCCGTTGGGTCGGACTCGGTGTGAGCGGGAGCAGCCGCGACGTGACCTTGGTGGACTGTCAGGGGCTTCGCTGCTACGTAGGCGGGTTCCTCAACTCGACCACCGCCGGGGTGAAAATCCGCGGCGGACGTTACTCGTCCGAGTGGTCCAAGACGCAGGAGTTCATCGACAAGGGTGGCATCTGGGACCCCACGTCGCTCTACTACGACGGCCTGATCGTCGGCGGCAACGAGTGGCTCATCGACGGTGTCACGCTCGATGACAACGGGCAGTCCGGCGTGTACGGAGGCGGCGGCAACTTCGGTGGCGTGGTCTCCAATTGCGTCGTCACCCGCAACTGGAACAAGGGCATCGACTTCGGCGTCGTCGGCGCGGTCACCCCGGAGAACGCGATCGATCAGCTCGTGTTCTCCGGCAACACGGTCAAGGGCAACAAGACGGGCGACATCCACCTGTCGGATGCCACTCGCTGTCTCATCATCGGGAACCGTGTGGAGACGACTGAGCCGACGTTCGGGATCGGCCTCAACGGTGCATCGCAGGGGAATACGATCCTCGGAAACCGCATCCGGTCGACTGCAGCCAACGCCGCGATCTTCGTCAACACGACCGCGACCGGCAACCACGTGCTCCACAACCCGGTCTCGGCATCGACGGCGTATTCGGTGAACGCGGCGGCCAACGTCCTCACATCCCTGACGGGCACGACCATCTCCCACAAGAGCGCACTCACCGTCGATCTCGCGGCGAACAGCGGGTTCGAGGGACGGCTTGCGCTCTCGGTGACGGCCTCCGCTGACAACACCTACGCGCAGATCGCATCGAACATGCCGGTTCGGTTCGCCGATGGTGGCGGAGTCCGGAAGCAGATCCAGGTGGGCGGTGTGCAGTCGACGGCACCGATCATCCCTCAGGGTGGCAACACGGCATCGCGACCAACTATGGCCTCGGGTGGTGACTTCGGAGCGTTCTACTTCGACCTCACGCTCGGGAAGCCGATCTTCTGGAACGGCACCGTCTGGAAGGACGCTGCCGGAGCGACTGTCTAGCTGGAGATCGAGGCGGGCTCGGGAGACTTCTTCCGGGTCCGCTTCGCTGGCAGATCCTTCAGCCGCATCGCCCACTTCTCGACGCCGTGCCAGGAGCACCACGCGAGTATCGCCGCACCGACCAGAGACAGGGCGATGTAGATTGCGAGCTTGTGCTGCAGTCCGGCCGCGCCGAGCACCTGCTGCACGGGCCATCCGTAGAGGTACAAACCATATGAGTAGTCGTTCTTCGCGCCGACGCGGTGGAACCACTGAGGGAGCGCGGTAGCGACCCAGATCGTCGCGTAGATGAACGCGGGGATGCCGATGAGATGGAACCCGCCGAACCACAGCGTGATGATGAGGACGACGCTCGAGCCGACTCCATACGTGTGCCGGAGCGGGATGCGCTCGCTGTATACCGCCGCGGTCGCTCCGAGCATGAACACCCATCCGAGGGTGACCATCTTGTCGTCGAACAGCGGCACGACGGAGACGGCGGCTCCGGACGTGATGAGCGTGGCGATCTGCAGGATCCCGAACACTCCCGCCACGACGGCGACCATGAACCGGGCGCCGCTGAGGATGCCGAAAGCGGCCAGTGCGCCGATCATCACGTAGCAGAGCAGCTCGTATGACAGGGACCACAGCGAGCCATTGACAGCCCCGGCGAGGCTCGGGTTGCTCGGGGATACTCCGAGCGGCACGGGGGCGAAGAGGTCGTGGATATCCCATTGACGAATCCAGAGCGTCGCGTTCTTCACCACGTAGCCGAGCGGCCCGTTCTCGCCCGTCCAGAAGTCGCTGAGATCGCGACCGGCGGATGCCCAGACGATCGGCGAGATCACGAACGCCGAGACGACAAGGGCTACCCAGTAGGCCGGGTACAGGCGGAGGACGCGGTGCCAGGCGAAGCGGCCGGCGCGGAGTCGTGCTGCGGACTTCGTGACCACGTAGCCGCTGATTCCAAGGAACCCATATACGGCGAGCAACCCGATGTGGACCTGACCGTTCCACCAACCCCAAGAGGGGTCACCGCCGCGCCCGCTTAGCGGGAACGCGTGGGACACGATCACGGCTGCGGCGAAAACGAGGCGGAGCGCTCCGAAGGAGTTCTGCTTTCCGTTCAAGCCGTCGCGGATCGAACGGACGTCTGATTGCACATCGAGACTCTATCGGCTCACAGATGCCCCCCAACACCTGACCCCCAACCCACGAAGCCCCGGTCACAGCGCCGGGGTTTCGTCATGAAAGGACCCATCATGGGCTACCAGCGTCCGTCCGCCACGTCCGCGATCTCCGACTCGTGGCAGGGCCACAAGAACCGCCGGCCCCCGTCGCAGGAGCCGGGCACGGACTACCCGTGCGCCTACGGGTCGAGCATCGTCGCCCCCTTCGACGGCACCGTCGCCGAAGTGAAGACCTCGAGCAGTGGGGCAACCGGCCGATTCGTCACGATCGACTTCGTCGACGGACGCCGCGCCCGCGCACTGCACCTTTCCCGGGTGCTGGTCAGCGCCGGGCAGAAGGTCACGCGCGGCCAGGAGATCGCGAAGTCCGGTGCCTCGGCGAACGGGCGCGACTGGGGCGTCGGCGCTCACGTGCATGAGACGCTCTTCCCCTCACACCGGTACGTGTTCGGGCCGAACGGGACGCTCGACTTCGAGCGGTACGTCGGCGCCGGCGGATCCGCATCGTTCGTCCAGGTCGTCGCCGACCGGCAAAACTATCTCAACGCGGCGCGGGGTGAGCGGCTCGTCGTCGACGGGCTGTTCGGCGCGGCCACCCGCGACGCGATCAAGCGCTACCAGACGTACCTCAAGAGCCGCGGCTGGTACACCGGCGCGATCGATGGCGACTGGGGTGCAGGCACGCAGGCCGGGCACGACAACGCGTACGCCGAGTGGGTGCGCGCCACGCAGGCGCCGCCCGCACCGCAGTTCCACACGGCGACCGTCGCGGACATCGCATCCCTGCCGAACACCCGCGGCCTGCAGAAGATCGCCCGGCTCTACGGCTACAAGGGCGCCTTCGACAACCAGTTCGGGGCCAGTTCGCGGGCGGGCATGCAGGCGTTCCTGAACCACAACTACGGTGGGTCGCTCGCCGCCTGGCTCCGCGCCAAGTGGGGCTACGTCGGCAACGACCAGTGGGGGCCGGTCATGGCCGCCGCTGCGACCCGCGCCGACACCGCGAACTGGGCGGCGCTCTGATGCGCCGCGGCAACATCCAGCACGGGCGGAAGCGGCGGATGCCGTGGAGCGTGCGCGCGCCGATCATCATCCTTGCTCTTCTGATCCCGGTCCTGGTCTGGGAGCTGACGCTGTTCGGGGGTGCCTGATGGGTCGACTGTGGCGTGCGTCGATCTGGCACCCGGATGCCATCCCGCCTGACGAGTGGAAGTACCGCTCGCTGAAGCGCATCTGGCTCCCGGTGTATGACCTGATCGCGATCGGCGCGGGAATCTGGGCTGCCCTGTTCGGATCTCCCGTGCTCCACGAGCTCTTCGACGAGCCACTCATCGACACCATGGGGATCCTCCTCGCGGTCGTGTCGACGGTCTGCCTGCTGGGCGTCGCGTTCCCGCGGCTCTGGCAGTGGGAGATCTGCGGGAAGGCGCTGCTCGTCGGGCTCCTCGCGGCCTACGCGGGGGCGGTGGTGCTGTTCCGCGCGAACCCCACCGCGTCCGCAGGCTTCGTCGCCTTCATCATCGTTCTCGCGCTGCCTCTCCCGATCTTCCGCCTGGCGCTGCTGGGTGAGGAGATCAAGGAGCGGCGAGAGGAGGGCGCCTGAATGGATGCGCAGACGATCATCGCCATCATCGGCGCCGCTGCGCTCGTGTTCGGCGGCATTCTGACCTTCCTCGCCACCCGCGGAAAGACGAAGACCGACGCGAAGACGGCCCTCGACGCACGCATCGACGCACGTGTGAGCGAGCAGCTCGAAGGCGCATGGACCGAGATCACCACGCTGAAGGCCGACGTGGCGACGCTCACCGAGAAAGACCGCCTCAAGTCCTCCGCGTTCGCGCGCATCCTGCGCGCCATCGCCCGCCAGTGGCCCACCGACCACGGCCCCGACCTCGACCCGTCCGACATCGCACTGATCGAAGACACCATCCCGCCGACGTGGCTGCGCCGGCCCCGCACCACCATCGAAGGAGAACCCACCCCATGAACAAGATTTGGTTCCCGCTGCAGCGGGCCATCCGCACTGCTGTGCAGGTGATCGTCGGCGGCGCGGCCGTGCTCGCGACGGTCGTGATCGTCGCGCCACAGATCATCGACGCCGTCGCCGACGTCGTGCCCGGCCCCGTCATCGCCTGGGCGACCGCCGCGATCGCGACCCTCGCCGCGGTCAGCGCCGCGATCGCGCGCGTGATGGCGATCCCCACCGTCGACGAGTGGCTCCGCAAGTTCGGCGCCGGCTCCGCACCCACCGGCGCAGTCGCCTTCCGCGGCCCTGACGGAAACGCCACCGGCCTCACCCGTCGACAGTGGCGCGCGATGCTCGACGGCGCAGACACCGGCACCGACGACGCTGCACAGCTCCGCAACGCGATCTCTGACCACAACGGTCGCATCGGACTCTGAAACGAAGAACCCCCACCCGGCTTCGGTCGGGTGGGGGTTCTTCGTCGTTTCAGGCGGTTCGGACGTAGAGCATCTGCCAGCCTTCCGGGACTTGCGCCTCGAGCGCGGCCATGTCGGCGGCTTCGATCTCCCGGAAGCCGTCGCGGCGTTCGAACTTCCCCTCGACGGAGCGCACGGACTCACCGGTCTTCATCGTGGGCTTGGCGGACACGAGGTCCCACCCATCAGGTGCCTGTGCGTGGAGCTGTGCACGGACGTCCGCGATGTCTTCGCCTTCGAGCGTGATGGCGTGCTTCTCGACGGGGCGGATGAGTCCAATGAGCATCAGGCCAGCCTAGGACGCGGCGCTGCTGTGCAGGAGCACGCCGGGCGTCGTGTGGTGGGGTGCTACGCGGCGGCGTTGCCCGAGTGCGATCGCATCCGCCATGTCGAGAGGGAGGGCGCGGAGCGCCTCCGTGAGCGTGCTCGTGTACTCGTCTTCGTAGTAGCCGATCCAGCTACCAGCCTCGGCCGCGAGGAGATCCAGGCGGTCTCCGGCTGTGGCGTAGAGCTCGGCGATCACCGGGTCCGGGTCGTCGGTGTAACGGTTCCTTGACATGACGGTGCTGATGTCGATGCTGAGTATGACGTCGGGGTGCAGGCCTCGTGAGGGCATGGCCGGGTGTTCCTTCCCCCGGCCGAGAGGTTCGATTCTATGTCGCGGCATCCGACATCGCTGTCGGTGGTCGGTGGCAGGATCGGTGACCGTGACGCCTGCTGACATCCTCGCCTTCGAAGCTGCCCACCCTGTTCACACGCCCTCGAAGGAGGAGCGGATCCGCCGAGAGCTCGGCATCACCCCGACGCGCTACGTCGTGTTGCTCGGGCGCGCTGCTGCCTCGGCCGACGGGATCAGGGCGGACGCGATCACTGCTCGACGCGTCCGCGATCGGGCGACGACGCGCGCTGCCGAGCGGGTGCGCAGGACTGCGGCCTGATCCGCAGAACCGCCTCGTGGATCCATGGTTTAGTCATGGTTTTGAAGACGTACATACCTGTACCTGGATGTACCGCTTCGACGGAAATCACGCGAAAGGTGCATGCAAGTACAGGCACGTACAAGGCATCCTTCAAACGGGGGTTACGGGTTCGAGTCCCGTAGTCGGCTCCGCACACGAAGGCCTGCACCCCTTGGAAACACTGGGGATGCGGGCCTTTGTCGTATCTAGGCGAGGAGTGCCGCCCACGATTTGCCCACACTCTGCGCCGGGCTGCGGCCTCGAGGTTCGCAGAGACGGAGCTTGGGGAATTGCGAAGGACGTCGGTGAGCCTAGAGTCGCGGTGTGACAATGACGGTGCCGTTTACTTCACTCCCCCTCTCGCAATCTGACGTCTCATATGGCTACGGACCCGATTCGGTTCCGCGTCCTGGAGTCGCTCCTGGTGTAGTAGAGGAACTACTGCTCGAGAACAGCGAACGGTTCCCTGGCACTCAGCGGAAGATCTGGATACATTCCCCCGCTGGCCACTCGCGAGACATGTCCAGTGCTGTGATGTTCTTCAACGACGGCTGGTGGTACCTAGATCCAGAGGCAGCGGTGCGGGCTGCGATCGCTCTGGACAACCTTGCCGCGGACGGCTCAGTGCCGCCGATGATCAGCGTTTTCGTGGACCCTGGGACGATCGACGTAGACGGGGCGGTCACACCGCTGGCGTATCGTTGGCTCCGTGCAGCCCCGACGTGA